AAATTCTATAAAGGATAAATTGTTTGGTCCGTAGGGAAATCTCCTAAGAAATTTAAAACCTAAAAACCTAAGTAACTTGATATGGACTTTGTTTCTTTCGTCAACAATGTTCCACAGTAACTTTTCTTTTCTTGAGTTCACATACCGTTTTGCTTCTCTAGCAAAGGTATGAGGATATTCGTAGATAGCTGGGGTGCAAAGCATCCAGATTTGTCCACCATTGTGGACTCCTGCCATGCCTGCCATCTCGCCATTTGGCACTTCAAAATACACTGAGTCGCAGTTATGTAACCCTACGACTAGAGCATTTAAAGGGTCATGTCCATGACCTTCTGTAACCTCCCGATAATCATCGGGTAATAAATTAGAAGCCACACGAAGTGCAGCTTCCACGGTTGATGGGTGAATGTATTTAGACACGTGTATAATTATTGTCTGTGTAAACTCCTTCCCAAGTCATGTTATGAATTGTGGCTGGAGCTGGGTGAGTAGATTTAATTGTTAAAGATGAGTTTATATTTCTGTCGTAAATAGGAACTGTTCTTACATTATTATCGTCATTAATAGATGATGCATTAGCTTGATATGCATCGGCACCTGTTAATTCAAATGTCTCTGTATAGTCAACTCTTCCTGTTCTTTTTAAAGTAGTTTCGTATAAACCTACTGGACCAAATCCAAACTTAACTCTATGTAAAATAGTATTAGCTCTTGTATCAGCTCTCCAGTTTTGACCACTTTGAGTTAGGTAGTAAATAGTAGGTAATTCAACTTCCATCGTAAACAAGTAACCAATACACACACCAGTAGATCTCCAGTCACCTCCGATTTCTAAATTAGAACCATTAATTACAACATCGGTTGTAAATCTACCAGATCCAACAGCATAGTCAGTGGTACTATAAGCAACTAATTGGTGAGTAGTACTTTCATATCCATTAGGTTTTGGCATAAAAGTTTTATTTGTAGTTGCGTTGTAACCATAAGTAACAACTCCTGTATTTGGGTCGGTAGCTTGTAGTGGAAGATTTTCAAAATATAAATGATCTAAATGAACTCTATGTTCTGCTATGGAACCAGTATTAGAGTCCATTTTTATTGCATATTTAAGTAACTGATCTTTACCGTTATTACGTACAACTACATACAAGAAATCATCTTGCATACAGTGATACTGAATAGTTCCAGTCAGTGTCCATTTAAACCAAGAAGCAAGTTTTCTTTCAGTTATTTGATCAAAATATCTATATCCATACAAGGTAGATGTACCTTCTTCACTAAAGAAAACAACTGAGTTTTCTCTTGAGTTAGATATAAGTTTTAAATCTTTTTCAAATAATCTATCTACTACTGCACTCTGTTCTATTACTTGTGGTTCTCCTTCTCTCTGCACTTGTGCCATTTCAAAGAACCTTGAATATTTACCGGCATTATCTAGGAAACCTAATGTAGTACCAAGAGAGATAGGGTTAGTTGAATAGTTAAAGTTGTAAGTAGAAAGAGCATTGATTTTAGCTGTTAATGGTGAGAACACGTCACTATCTGTAGTGAGCATGAATTGTTGGTTTTTACTGAATAAAACTAATCCTGTATTAGTCTGTATTCCGTCGTATAAAATTGCTGGATATTCTGAACTAGCTGATATATCTATTGGATCACTAGCTATTTGCTGTATAGCTGACTTATTAAAGAAATTAGTAAAGTCTCCCGGACGTGACATGACAATGTATTCGTCAGAAAGTAATGCAAATCTGTTTCTAAAGAACAGCATTTTATTTATAGCTCCCCCAATAAAAGATGGTTCAGGGTTAGTTACATCATCACCAACTAAAGCATCGTTCCATTTAGGAACTTTGTAAGTGACTGGATCTCCAGTAATCGTATAACTACTACCATCTAATTCAGTCAATCTAAAATTACCGTCAGAAGTTCTTATCAAAACCACAGGCATCTTAGATCTTTTAAGTCTTATAGTTCTTCCCGGCTTAGCACATTCTTCCCATGTCCCTTCACCGTCTAAGTAATCAGCATCAGTGGCTGTGATTAGACCGTCGGGGTTTCCCGGCTCTTCAGTGTAACCTTGTTTTAATCTTCCAAAAAATTTAACAAAATGATTATCTTCATCAGCAACACTATTAACAACTTCTACAACCATGCCGTGCTTGCACTGAGAGGGTAGCTCTCCTACGTCATTCACCTTTCCAGACACAACATTTAAGAGTTCTCCTACAGGTGTAGAACCGTTAAAAGCAGTTGATCTAGTTATATGTAGTCCTGTACCAATTTGTGTAACAGTAAAACCATTACCAGTGTCTGCCGTAGTACTGCCAGTTATGCCTTCTCTTATGTCACCTAAAATACTTTCAGCAGTAATTGTTGTTTCTGTGTCAAATGGTGTTGGGCTTGGTCTAACTAAAGCGAGGTCAGCTTGTGCATTAGATGTGCTAACTTCTTTTACAGTTACTCTGTAGTATCCATCTTTCATCCATACAAAGAAAAAGTCATCTTTTTCCCAACCTTCTCCACCATGTAATAAATCACTAGTAGTTGTATATCGTGCTTGATATGTAGTTGTTTGAGTTGTTCCAGAACCAGTTGTGTAAGGTACTGATTGAGCGGTTGTTTTTATACGAAAGTAAAGATTTTGTCTACCAGTTCTATTTGCTCTTGAAACATCTACTTTAGGAGCACCTGATATAGTATTTGAAACAAAGTAAGGTGCATAATAATAAATTACACTATTACTTAGTTTAGTTATTGTTACTGGTGTATCAAAACCCATACCTCCAGTTTCACCAGTAAGGAAATCTACATAAACAGTTTCACCACTATTAATGTCTGCAAAACCATTTGTGGTTGCACCAGTTGTACTATCTATTGAGGTTATCGTTACAACATTATTTCCAGAGCTATCAGTATGTTGATTATATTTCGCAGATCTTGGCTTCTCAAGTACATTAATATTGTACGCATAATTTTGATCTGTAATGCCTCCTCCTGAGTTTACTATTCCACCGGGAGCAGCTATGTCTTGCTGTGGTTCTCCAGTACCAACACTAAATATTTCTGTACCGACATTAGGTGCAAAAGCATCTCTTCCATCACCAGCAACTTCTCCACATCTAACAGTACTATTTATTCTTCCTATATTATTATCTCCATGTGGTCCTGTTCCGGCAGCAGGGTTGGTGATGTTATAGGAGTAGTTAGGCGTATGGTGAACCATGTATCCACCTCCAGTACAATAGTTATTACTGGATTTAACTAGATCAACATTTAAACGTGTGGCTGTGGTAATTGGAGTTGTAGTAGTGTTTGAAAATAAATTTAAAGCATACTGTTTTGCATAAGAGATACTTTTTAATTCAACAAAAATTTCTTTCCCAAAATTTCCAAGAGGTTCTGTAGTAGTATCCATTTCAGTAGTAATGGATCTGTTGTTGAGATAAGTAAAGTCATTAAGAGTTAGTGTTTGAATATCTTCGTCATTAGTGTGGGTAAGATATGTGTTGTTTCCTATCGCATTAACTACATTTTTCTCTGCACCTGTAAGACAGTCCCACATTCTGACTTTTCCATCATCGGCATGAGAAGATCCGTCAGAATTTTTTCGCCTTATAATTTGACCTATATATTGTTCAGTTTCATCTCTGTAATAATGAAACCATTTACCATATGTTGAAGAGTTTTTTGAACCATCAGATAAAGATGCCACTAACTTTCCAGCCGGTCTCTTTAATAGTCCTTGAGTAACGTCAGGTAAGGCGTTCACCATATTTTTCACCTGACCGGGAATCTTTTGCTCGTCAGGTTGTTGTGAAATGCCAGCCGTTAACGCTGGAATAGTTTGTGTAATGTTTGGCATTATCTAATAAGTGCTTTATATGGTTGATAAGATCTATAGTTACTTTCATGTGGAAAGCCAAAGAATGTATGATCACCTTGTTCACAGTCATATTCGATAGAACTAGCTCTAGTTTGTGACTCTTCTAGCTGAAGAAGTTTTACTAGATCTGGGTTAGAAACTAATTGTGTAGCTGCCCTAACTGATGCTCTTGCAATTATGTATCTTTGAAATACTGGAGGTACGTCATTAAAAGGGAATAAGTAAGTTATGTCGAAATATAAGTCTTCAGTAAAGACATCTGTATGTAAAACGTTGTCATATAATTTTCCATCTCTTCTAACTACATCTCTGTTCTTGTCATACAAACCTTCATGTACGTCATACCTAAGATAGTTATAAGGAATTGTAAAATTACCATTTGAATCAGGAGATCTTTTTACGTGATCTTCCTTATTAAAATGCCAACCTTCGTTCTGTACATCTTTAGTAACTTCCATTAGAAGTCCATGTATCATTGCGATCTGTGGGTTAGCATATGTGTTTGCTATTTCTTGTCCTGTATTTGTCGCATTTGTAGTAACTGTTCCTAAAGTAGTTACTGGAGATTGACCAATGCTACCCAAGATAGAGTTAACTGCGGATAGTTCGGTATCGGTTCCTATTTGAGTAGTCATAAAAAAAAAGGGAGCCGAAGCTCCCGTATAAAATGTATAAATT